TGTACGACCAATACGACTACGATTTCATCCACTGCGCCTGCTTCGAGTAGAACCTATACATTAACCGATGCTGGGGCTGCTGCAAATTTTGTACTAAGTACAAGCGCATTCAGTAATGGTGGTATTTTATATTCAACAGCCGCATCAGGCGCAATTCTGGCTGGTACAGCCACAGCAAGCCAATTATTGCTGTCAGGCTCATCTACAACTCCTTCATGGAGTACTTCCACTTATCCAAGTACAAACGCTATTAATACTTTGCTTTACGCAAGTTCAGCGAATACTATGGCTGCTCTTGCAACAGCTAATAGCGCTTCTTTAGCTACTTCATCAACAGGTGCGCCGACCTGGTTAGGGCCATTAACAAATGGGCAAGTAATTATAGGCTCAACTGGTGCTACTCCTGTTGCTGCTGCATTAACAGCGGGAACCGGAATATCAATTACCAATGGTGCCGGAACAATTACAATTACAAATACTGGTGCTTCAAGTAACTGGAGCGATGTCCCTGGCACAACGCAAGCCATGGCAGTTGATAATAGATATGCTGCAAATAATGCAGGATTAGTAACGCTTACATTGCCTGTAACTGCCGCAGCGGGTGATTTCGTTGAAGTGTTTGGAAAAGGCGCTGGCGGTTGGTTAATTGCTCAAAACTCAGGCCAAACCATTCATCTTGGAAATAGTGCGACCACAGCAGGTGTAGGTGGTAGTTTAGCGAGCACCAATCAATGGGATAACATTTACATTGTCTGTGTAACAGCAAATACAACTTGGTCTGCTCGCGCTCCACAAGGCAATATTACAGTGGTTTAATAAGGGGTTATAGTGACTACGACTAATGCGATAAACAAATCTAGCTCTAATTTATCGTTAACAAATACAACGAATCAGTTGGTATTAGGGACTACTAATACAACGACTGTTTCATCTACAGCGCCCGCATCAAGTGTCACTATAACCATTCCTGATGCTGGTGCAAGCTCGAATATGTTGCTTTGCAATACAGGTAATACTAAGTTTTTAACAGGGCCTGCATTTTATTCCACATCAAATAACTTTGTAACTGGTAATGGTGCGGGCTCTACTGCTTTATTTGCCGATACTACTGCGTCTAATATCGTTATTGGACCAGGAGCAGGAACTGCTCTCACCAATATATCTGCCGGTAATGCTATATTTATAGGAAATTTTGCTGGACAGAATGCAACTACGGCATCCTCTGTAATAGGGATAGGATCTAATTCTTGCCAGAATTTATCAAATCAAGACAATATCGGTATTGGTTTAAATACAATACAAGGCAATGGAACCCCTTCAACTGTTACTGCTCAAAGTAATGTTGCGATTGGCCGTAACGGACTTCAAAATATTACTACAGCAACAGGTTGTATCACTTTAGGATTTAGTGCAGGACAAAATGTATCAACCGGTATAAATAATATTCTCATTGGTGAATCTTCAGGCGTAACCGGAACCGCTATTACAACCGGTCAGAAAAATATTCTCATTGGATGGGGCACGGGTGTTAATGCTGCTGGCGCTATTAATAGGATCTGTATCGGTGATTCTATTTCTGTTACTGCGGACAATCAAGCTGTTATCGGAAATTCAGCGCTAACAACTATCATTAACGCTTCAACTACAGGTGGTTGCGCATTAGGTACTACTGCAAATCCATTTGGCAGCGCTGTTTTAGGTACAAGCTCTACTTCAAACGTTACTATTTCTCCTGCGTCTCAAGCTGCTGCAAGAACTTATACAATACCTGATACCGGGCAAAATGCATCATTTGTTATGAATTTAACCGCCGATGTCCCTGGTCCTTCTCAAGCAATCGTACGCGGAAGTACTTATGTTGCTAATAACGGTACTGGTGGAACTTTTACTTTGCCTGCTACTGCAACTGAAGGTGATAGCTTTAGAATTATTGGAAAAGGTGCGGGTTTATTTAGTATTGCTCAGAATGCAGGTCAATTGATTCATTTTGATGGCCAGGTAACAACTACAGGTGTAGGTGGCTCTATCACTGCGTTAGGCCAATATAATGCAATATCTATAATGTGCATTACCACCAATACAACTTGGGTTGTTATGAATTATGTAGGTAATTGGACCATTGTTTAATAAGGATCTGCTATGACAATTAATTACCCTGAAAATATCAATAAAATCACTTATCAAAAGTTTACTGCTAGCGGTACTTATACGCCAACAGCCGGAATGGTTTATTGCGTTGTAACCGCAAAGGGCGGTGGTGGTGCAGGCGGTGGTGCAACTTCAGGGGCTGGTGCTGCTGGCGCGGGTGGTGGCGGCGGCGGCGGCGGTTTTGCTCTTGCTACTTTGACAGCCTCTCAAATCGGTGTCTCTCAAACAGTTACTATTGGTGCAGGCGGTACTGCTGGAACTGCCGGAAATAATCCAGGTGGAAATGGTGGTAATACTAGCTTAGGTGCTCTTGTTATTGCGAACGGGGCAACGGGTGGAAGTGGAGCGGCATCCGCAACGGGTGGCGTCGGTGGAGCAGGTGGAACCGCTGGAACTGGGGACTTAACCTTTGTTGGTCAAACAGGCTGGCAAGGAATAGGGCAAGGAGTAGTAACAGTTTTCGGATATACAGGTGCAGGTGGAAATAGTAATTTTGGTAGTGGAGGTGCTGCGAGCTCATTTAATGGAAACGTTACTGGCAATAACGCCGCCGGATTTGGTGCTGGTGGAGCAGGCGGTGGCAGTTGGAATGGCGGTGGAAATGTTCAAGGTGGAGCAGGAAGTGCTGGATTAATATCAATTCAAGAATTTTGTGCTATTTAAGGAATATTTATGGGCAGAGCTAAGAAGATGTTTATACAAGAAATGCACATGAAGAAAGGTGCGCTGCATAAACAATTACATGTGCCACAAGACAAAAAAATTCCAGCTGGAAAATTAGAGAAAGCTACCCATTCATCAAATCCAACATTACGTAAGCGTGCTGTTTTAGCGGAAACACTTAAGGGATTTCATCATTAAGGATTATGAGTGAGCACATCCGGGGAATATCTATTTTTAACGCCGCAAGTCGATACTATTGTAAGAGAAGCTTACAATAGAATAGGTGTGCTCGGAAATATCATCGATAGAGAACAAATAACAAATGCGCTTCGTTCATTAAATTGTATCTTAAGTTCATGGATAAATAGAGGCCTTAATCTATGGACTGTAAAACAAGGTATGTTGGCCCTTGTTAATGGACAAACAGCTTATCAATTACCAAATCCTGCTGTCGCAATATTAGAAGCAACAATGAGACAGTCGCAAAGAGCACTTGGGGGAACACCATTTTCAAGTAATGGTGGTGTCGCTTCCAACGCATTTGATGGAAATAAAAATACAGCCTGTACTCAAACTGCTCCAAATGGTTATATTAGCTATAATTGGAATAATTCGCAATTTATAATAGCAATGGTAGGCATACAATCAAATGTTACAACCACATATACATTGGATGCAGAATATTCAAATGATAATATCGCTTGGACAACAGCCTTAAATATTCCAGCTCAACAATATACTATAGGGACAATAAGTTGGTTTGTAATTCCAATCCCTATTGCTAGTTCAGTTTTCAGAATAAGAGAAACAGGGGGAGCAACATTAAATGTGCAAGAACTGTATTTCAACACTTTAATTTACGATACGATTATCAATCCTATATCTAGAGCGGAATGGATGGCTCTACCTCAAAAGAATCAGACTGGAAGACCATCAGCATTTTACTTAGATAGACAAATTGTTCCAACAGTATATCTGTGGCCAACGCCAAATGCTCTTTTTAACAATATGTATTACACCTATATTGAAACGATGCAAGATATAGGGAATTTAACGAATGTTCCTCAAATCCCTTCAAGATTTATAGAGCCTGTCATCGCTAAGTTGGCGCATAGTTTGTCGGTAAAAAGGCTTGATATTCCACTAGATAGGGTAAGTTATTTGAAAGCTTTATCGGATGAAGAGTTTGCTATGGCAAAAGCAGAGGACAGAGAAAGGGTTCCGTTGAGAATATATGGTGATTATACGCAAGGATGGACCAGATCGTGACGTATAGACCCCATGGAAAACATGTATCAATCGATGAGAGCTCTCCGGAAGCTCTTGGGATATGTGATTACACAGGTTTCGTACATCTTAGACGAGATTTAGTGCAGCAAATGGAATATCGCGGAAATGGGCTTGTATGGACTGGATTGTACGTTGGTAAAGATTATGCAGATGTTCCAAATGAACAGAATAGACCGCCTATTCTTCCTCCTGACCCAGTTCCCGTTCAAAATCCTCGTCCTCAGCAAATGCAGCCAATTACTTGGAATCAGGGTTTAATGTTTGCGTGGAACAACTTAAATATGCTTACTTTTGCAAGTTGGGATACGTTAGATGATGGTTATTATGGACCTAATCAAGCGCAAATATTAGCGTCTTTAGAAAATTATTCGTGGGGCCCTTAATGACACAATTAACCAATCAAACACCTGAAAGTACTTATGGAGATTTATTAACCACTACTAATAATGGTCAAGGATTGCCGCTAACTGTACCTGTTCCAATACAAGATGGATTAGGCAACAATAGCCCAGTATCTATGAGTCAACAAATAGTTAACTTTGATACCACAGGCCCTCTTCGTTTTCAGATTAACGGGGAATCATTAACGGCAAGTGCAGCTCAATTGAACGAAGTACCAACTATATTGCCTTTAAATGAAATCGAAACAGTTTCAACTAATCTATTTACTTCATTATTAATACTTAATGTTTTGCCATACGATGCCCATGATAGACATTCAGTATCAGTGTCTTTTGCAATTGAAGTAACCACAGTCGATGATTCATTGAATGCATTTGGATGTACTTTATCAACTTTGTTAATTAATGGCTATCAATCATCAGCTGGAATTAATATAGTTGGCAGCACAACAGCAGTATTAAACAATATAGGCTTAAATACGCCTTCATTTAGATGGGTGGCTGGCGTTGATCAAATAATATTACAGGTGCAAGAATTAAATTCTTTAGTTACTCCTACCCTTTGGGCGGTTAATTATGTGATGGAGAGCGCATAATGGGAATAACTTATAATTCGTTGGTCGCAAGCATAGAAAATTACTTAGTCAGAAATGATGCATCTACTATTCAACAAATTCCTACATTTATATTAAATGCTCAACTTAAAATTTGTCGAGAAGCAAAAACTATTGGATTGGAACAATATGTGTCAGGGTTCTTTCAACCGGGACAAGCTGTGATGGAGAAGCCTGCAAGATGGAGAAGAACAATCACCTTCAATTACGGTTCAGGACAAGGATTTAACACTAGAAACTTCCTAAAACAAGGCACTTATGAATATCTGAATATGTATTGGCCTAATAGAACGCTGACTGCGGCACCCATTTATTATTCTGATTATGATTACAACACGCTTTTAATCGCTCCTACGCCCGATATTGCTTATCCTTTTGAGTTTGCATATATAGAGCTACCTGTTCCTCTTACCGTTAATCAACAGACGAATTGGCTTACTAATTATGCTGGCGATGTTCTTTTGTATGGCAGTCTATTGGAAGCGATGCCATTCCTTAAGAATGATGAAAGAATTCCAGCGTGGCAGGAAAAATACAAAGCTGGAATAGCTTCACTTATTCAACAAGACACTCAAAGTCACTTTGATAGACAGTATAACCGTGAGGCAGATTAATGGAAGACAAAATATATCCATTAAACTTTCCACCAGGAATACAGCGGGATGGAACGAAGCTCGCTGCAAGAACTTGGTCAGATGGGCAATGGATTAGATTCCAACGTGGATTGCCTCAGAAAATGGGCGGGTATGTCCAAATTGGTTCCTCTACGGAGATAACTCGTGGAACATATGTTACTAGTGACTTTCCTAATTTTAATGTTTATTACGGCACTGCAAGCCAGTTAAACTATATAACTATCGATCAGTTTGGAAACCACATCGCCGGACCCGTCAATAGAACTCCTGTTCCATTTCAAGCCGATGCTAATAATGATTGGCAATTCGATAATATGTTTTCTACCGTAGATAATGGCGGTATCCTCATTGCCTTTGCTGCTCCAAACCTAGCAGGAATAAACAGCGATATAGAGAGACCAATCTATTTTGGTGAGTTAAACGCTGCTGCGACATTACAGCCAACTGGCAATTTTTGTTCAGGTGGCATTGCAGTATTTCATCCATTTTTATTCTTTTTCGGAAATGATGGGGATGTAGCGTGGACGAATGCTAACGATCCAACCACAATCATGGGAAGCGCCAGAATAACTGCATCTAAGATATGCTTTGGCTTATCAGTAAGAGGCGGAAACACTTCCCCTGCGGGTCTTCTTTGGAGCCTAGACTCGCTAATACGTGTAACGAATGTCGGTATAAATGAGGTAGAGTTTAAATTTGATACCGTAACAAGTGAAAGCTCATTATTATCTAGCAGAGGAATAATAGAATTCGATGGTATTTACTATTGGGCAGCAGTTGATAGATTCCTTTTTTACAATGGTATAGTACAAGAACTTCCAAACGATTCTTGCTTAAATTACTTCTTCCGCAATATTAATTATGCTCAAAGACAAAAATGTTGGGCTACAAAAATAACACAATATGGCGAAATAATTTGGTTTGCTCCTTTCGGTAACGCTACTGAAGTTACTAATTACGTTAAATACAATATTCGCGAACGATGTTGGGATAGCGGAACAATTGGGCGCTCGGATGGATATTTCGATCAGGTTTTCGCAAAACCTATTTGGGCCGACAATAATCCCACTGCTGGAACTTTCCCTCTCTGGGTACATGAATCAGGATACGATCAAGTTTTCCTAGATGGCACCACAAATCCAATCCTATCTTCAATCACTACTCCCTTTATATCTTGGCTTACAACGGGACCAAATGCTCAAAGAAATGAGCTTAGTAGATGGGTCGATTTATATAGAGTCGAGCCAGATATGATACAGACAGGAACTATGAATTTAATAGTTGGCGGAACTGAATATGCACGCTCTGTACCCTATACGTCGCCCCCTTATTCTTACCTTAGCAATACGGTTAAAATAGATTTGAGAGAGCAGCAAAGAGAAATGACGCTTACATTTCAAAGCGACGATATAGGTGGATATTTTGAAATGGGGCAATCTTTGATTGTTGGAAGAATTGGAGATTTGAGAGAGTGATTCTTCCCGTTGGCATTACGCTTAAATTATGGGCAGATTCACTGGTTATTGATTTTCCCGATGACAACATTCCTTTTTTATTGGATGAGTCAGGATGGAAAAACTGGGGGAATTTTTTAGTTCAAGAAAATACATTTTTGGATAACGGTGCACCGGGTACACAAGCTTATTCAGATTGGCAAACATGGGCGAAAGACGTGTTTAAATCTATGGCAAATTATTAAGAGGTGCACCAATGTCTTGGTTATCAGATATTTTTAGTCCAATCGGAAACGCGATTTCTTCTGTTGCAAGTCCTATCGTTTCAGGTATTTCATCTATTGCAAAACCCATTGTAGATTTCATTAAGCCTGCGGCGGGCGCTCTTGCCCCAATGGCTGGTGGTGCATTAGGTGGAATGTTTGGAGGACCTCAAGGAGCCATGATTGGAAGCAATCTTGGCGGAATGTTTGGAAACATGTTAGGAGCCAATAATCAAGCACCGTCTCCGGCCCAAATGGGTCAAGACATCGGTCAGCAAGGTGGCCATTATGCTCAAAATCAAATGATGCAGCAAATGCCTCAAGGAATGCAGCAAGGCATGCAGCCTTACATGAATACTCCAATGGGTGGAATGTTTCCACAAATGGGAAGACAGGCTGGCCAATTTGCTCAAAATCAATTCCAAAACATGTTTGGCAATAGAATGCCACAAGAATCCTTCGGTGGAATGGCTAGTAGATTTGGTCAAGGCATTGGAAACCGTCTTGGCGGAATGTTGCCGCAAAGCCTAAGTCAATATGGCCATCAATTTGGTCAAGGTGTTGGGAATATGCTGAATAGAGGAATGGGCAGCTATGCTCAACAATCTCCCTATGGAATGGCTCAACAATTTGGTCAAAGAATGCCGCAAATGGGGCAACAATTTGGCGGAAGAGCTCAGCAAATGTTGCAACCCTACATGGGGCGCGAGATGAGAAATACTCCGATGGGTCAAATGGGTAGTCATTTAGGTGGTAGAGCAGGAGAGCAATTTGGTCGTCAAATGGGTCACAGAATTGGCTATCAAGAGCCTGAAGAAGATATGGGATTAAGCAATATGTTTAATTCTGAATATGCTCATGGCGGATATGTAGATGGTGGTCATGTAAGCCCATTACATCAAATTGCTCATTCATTAAGCTTGGGTCAAGCTTAAAGGAGTCCAAATGAAACGCCAGCATCATAGTTTAAGGGATATAGCTTCAAGATTACAAAATCACGGGGAAGGTGAAGATAATATATTAGCGCACATCAATCCTGATGAAGCTTCAATGTTAGCTAAACAATATGGGATGGATTATAACCCTTACACTGGATTGCCACAGTTTGGATTATTTAAGAAGATTGGAAAAAGCTTAAAGTGGCTTGCTCCAATCTTCAACATGCATGGAATTGAAAAGGAAATTGTTAGACCTTTAGCTCATTTAGTTAAACCTGAAAACCATGAAGAATATGTAGCTCGTCATCATCATGAACCTCCTAAAGGTGTTGCTTTAGCAATGAAGCTAAAGCCTATCCTTCCATTTGCTATGGGAACGGCTGCTTCTATGATGGGCGCTGGACCTATGGGCGCAACAATGGGAGGAGCTCTCGGCGGCGCAATGCAGAGCAAGCATGGCATGGGTCATAACATTGCCATGGGAGGATTAAAGGGCTTTGGCACTGGTGCTCTTCTTGGAGATATGTTTGGCATGGGAAATGCTGGATTAGGATTAGGCGGCATGGGCGGTGGAATGGGTAATCTATTTGGAGGAGAAGGGTTAGGCGGTGTAGCTAAAGGATTGATGGGAGGACTAGGCGGCATGGGCGGTGGCAAATGGAATGTTGGCGGCATGGGCGGTGGAATGGATGGATTAGACCAACTTTTAATGGCTGGTGCTCTCGGCGGCAAATTGTTTGGTAAAGAAAAGAATAAACCAAGAACAGAAGAAGAAAGAATGAAGGAAGAGATGGAAAGATTTCATCGAGTTCACAATGCACCCTCTATTCCACAAAAGGCTTTAAACAGGTCGGAAAGAAAGAACAGAAATACCTATGGCTATGAAGATATAGAATCAGGAAGAGGATTCACTCCTTCACCTTATTTTGAAGAAGCAAATCCATCGATGTATGCGGAAGGTGGATATGTTAAAGGTAGATCGAGTGGCCAAGCTGATGACGTAAGAACTGTAATACCTAAAGGCTCTTATGTCATGAATGCTACCGATGTATCTATGATTGGTGATGGTAATACAGAACATGGAGCATCTAGGCTGTCAGAGCTTGAAGCGAAATTAATTAAATCAGGTCACCATAGAAATTATATGACGCGTCATTATCCAAAAAGTCATAATGTAAATGTTCATCTTTCTGATGGAGAGTATGTACTTAGGCCAGAAGCTGTAAACGCTTTAGGCGGACCAAGAGCTGTAGATAAAATGCGTAAAAATATAAGGAAGCATAAAGGTGTTGCACGTATTCTTCCTCCTAAAACTAAACCATTACATGCATATGTTAGATAAGGAATAGAGATGCCATTTTCATTTAGCGTACAACAGATGCCAGATTGGTATAAAAACCAAGTAGAGTCAGCAATGACTCGCGCTCAAAACTTGGCGAATGAACCTTATAGACATTATGGCGGACAAAGGGTATTTCCTTTAAGTAGAGAACAGTTACGTGCTTCTGAATTAGCACAAAGGGAAGGAGTTTATGAACCATACTTTAATACTGCGCAAAGTTTAATGGGTAATATAGCGCAACAAACTTTTCCTGGCATGCATCAACATTATATGAATCCTTATGAACAGCATGTTATCCGAAATATGGAAAACGAATCGATGAGGACACTGGGCGAAAAGATATTGCCCGCCATTGAGAATAAATTTGTAAGATTAGGTCAACATGGTGGCTCAAGACACAGAGATTTAACCTTAAGAGCAACTAGAGATTTACAGAATGATTTAGCTGAAAGAAGACATCGCGCTTTGGCTCATGGATATGAACAATCTGCGCAACAATTTGCTACAGACCAAGCGAGACGTTTAATGTCTGCCAGAGAATTGGCTAATTTAGGTCAAATGAAACATGCTGGTCATGTAGCCGATATTGCATCATTAGAACAAACAGGTGCAAATAAACAAAGACAAGGTCAACTAGCACATGATATTGATTATCAGAATTTCTTGCGGGAAGTAGCGGCACCTGCTGAAAGAATGTCTCAGTGGGCCAGCGTTGTTCATGGAATGCCATATTCTACAGCTACACATGTGTATGATAATCCGTTAGCAGCTCCTCCTCAAATGAATACCGTTGGAAACTTAGGTAATCTAGCATCCTCCATGTTTGCTATGAGACAGGGGATGCGATGAGAACATTAGAAGAGATGCAAATGTTGGAACAGGCACAGAATGCTAATCAACCGCAGAATGCTGGACAATTTGCGCATCCTTTTCAAAGCCAAATGCCAAGCATTCAATCTTATGGCAACCCATTAGATCAGGGTACCATGTCTGGAATGAGAGCCGCTCGCGAGTCAATTGCAGGGGATGAAGAGCAAAATCGACGTGCAATGGGTCAAGCTATGATGCATGTTTTTTCGAATATGTATAAAAGAAGAAGTTCAGGTGAACCAATGTTTGGGCTTGGCTCTTTAGCTAATTCATTGAATGAATCTGTTATTCCTGCTGTTAGCGCGCATAATCAAGCAAGAGAACATGAGCGAATGATAAATCTTAAAATGCTCCAAAGACAAGATGATTTAAATCAATCTTTTAGGCAAGAACAATTAAAAAGAGAACAGCTTGATGAAACCAAACGTTATAATGATGCGCATTTAGGCCAATTAATGCAGAAAGCAAAAATGCAATATGGTGCTAAAGGTATTGAAAATGTTAATAATGTAAGCAAATTAATGGAAATTGGAGAAGCGCCAGCAAATGCGGTTCCATTAGCTTCTTTACCTAAAAATGTACAGTTGACATACCATAAAGATATGTTAGAGAAAGCTAACAAAGGTAAATTCTATAATAATGTTATATCCACTTTAGATGAAATGCAGAAATTATCAGATGAATATCCTGATTTAGATACGGATTTTAATCAAATATTTTTAGATCCAGAAAATGCCAAAACAAAAAGTGCTATAGCCTTATCTAAGGTTGGAATGTCTGATAAGAAATCACGTGCCGCTATTGAAAAATGGACCAAATTAACCAGTAATTTAGTGACTAGTAAGATATCGGGGATGAGTGGTAAAGCTGTTACAGATATCATGAAGAAAAACATAATGGAAGGTGTACCACGTTTCGGATTAACAAAAGAAGCTCGCGATTACAATATAAAAGAATTGCGAGATGAAATTGAACCAAAATTAGAGGAATCAAGATGGTCAGCAAAAGGAATAGCGGGCGGTTATTATGTGCCTCCTCAAATAGTTGACGAAGTAGCTAAACAGCAAATGATTAATGAAGAAAGTGATGTTGGAGGAATCGATCATTTCAGAAGGCAATATCCAGAATCTCAAAATTATTCAGATGAAGCAATCAAATTGGTCATTCAAAGAATGAAGGCGCAAGGACAGAAGTGATAAATGCTGAACAAGAAGCAGACCAACTTTTTAACGCTATTAATCAGCGGCAGTCTTCTGCGCCTAAAGTAAATTCACCAATCGAACAAGAAGCAGACCAACTTTTTAATTCCATACAACAAAAGTCACAAAATCCAAATGAATATTCTTATCCTGAGCGTGCTATGCAGTATGGAAGAGGCTTAGCTAGTGGTGCTGGCTCATTAGTTGATTTGGCTGGCCAAGCGGGGATAGGCATCGCAGAACATCCAATGACGGAGTCTTTGGCGCAAGCTATAGGAAATGTCGCACCATTTGGGGCTAAGACTCCAGAAGAGCGTCAGTCGGCTATTAATGAAGCGAAAAATTCAAATATGCAAGAAGCTTTTGCTAGACCAATAGAAGAATTTGCAGGTCGTTCCCTAAAACCTACCAACGAAGATATTAAGGGTAGAATTATTCATGGTGCTGGTGAAATATCTGTTCCTATCCCTGGCTTTGGGCCATTAGGAGCACCAGTTAAAATGGGCGCTAAAGCGGTTGGGAAAGCATTACTAAAAGAAGCTCCGGCAGCATTTGGAGCATCTACAGCATTAGAAGCTTTGCCTAAGTTTACCGAAGAAGGTAAAGCGCCTAGAGTTGGAGAAGACTTAGCAAAAGTAATGATAGGAAGTGCAGCAGGCTCTAAGCTGGCTTCAACT